GCATCCTCGAAATCCGGCTGATTCAGTGTCGTCTTATCCACCGGGTTGCCTTTCTCCAAAACACCAAAAAGAATCGACGACACTAGATAGTGCATTGTGTTCGCCGGGTAGAGCGCCCTCAGCTTGTCGACCTCCTCCTTCGTGGCGATACTCGTAGCTGATGTTCCCCCTTTTGCGATGCCCACACACAACGCCTCAAGTATGTCGTCAGCTGATAGCACGCCCCGCTTGTTCAGACTCGCCTTCTTGGTCATCATCTTCGGATCAAACATCGCGGCGCCGGCGTACCTGAGTATCTCGCCAAGTGCCTTTCTGTGTGTTATTCCTTGCACCCTCTGCCACGAGCCACCTGCTGCCCATGCTTTCCTGTTCACCCACCAGTGCCTGAGAGTGTCCGCTGCACGCTCAACTGACGACTGAAGGTCAGCGTGAACATTGGACAGTTGCTGTCTGAAGTCCATTGTGAACTGCTCCTCCGTGTACCCCCGCTTGCTGGGATCGTAAGCCACCTTGGGTGGTGACTCCGTGGTACGGTCTATCACTTCCTTCGTGTCGTCCATCGGCCCTTTGAGGCGGCCACGGACGTTCCGAAAATACAGCCTAACCGAGTAGTCCACGTCCGTCACCTTCCTGCCGAACCAGCTGCATGTGCCACGTACCAGATCACCCAGCGTTGCCGCACACACCGAGTAGTCCTCTTCTATTAGCCTGAATAGTCCTAGCCTGCTCAGGCCCCATGCATCCCTGGGACTTTGGTCGAAGAACAGAGCCGATGCAGTGTTCAGTACGCCAAGCACGTAGTGCGCCTCACAGCCTGCTAGTGCCGATGCTGCATCGTTCAATGAGTACCAACCCCTGTTCGTCATGCCACGCCTCTGCGCCATGTGCTTCACGAACGTGGACACAGGTGCGATCATTGCGCCTCGCGGCCCGCCAGGTACTGGGGCGTACAAGGACTCGATCAACTCCTTGTCCGGCTTTCTGCCCGCGATGCTGTCCACACCGAACTTGTCGACTATTCTTGCGACATCTGTTCTGCCAACCACACGCCTCTGTATTATCCGACTAGCAAGTTGACACCACGCTGCATCCGTGCGGTATAGCCGTACTGCCATGGACACCAGGTCTGGTGCGAACTGGCTCTGCAAATACGCCAGCCCCTCAGCAGGCATGTGCCCGCGCTGGTGCATGACCTCTGCCCTGTGGAAAAAATCAACCACCACCGGCGACTGCTCGTG